GGGAGAAAAGGAAGAAGAGGAAGAAGCAACGGACACAGGGAAAGAAGAAGAGGATGAAGCAACTGAAAAAGAAGAGGATAAAGAAAAGGAAAAGAAACCACAAACCAACAGATGTTGTGAGCAAAAAGTGGTAGAACTCATTGCAAATAAACAGTTAAGTCTATCCAGAGAGGATAAGGATTGGTTATCTCAATTAACAGAGGAACAACTGCAGGCAATCACGCCAAAATCTTTGAATGTAGATAAAGAAGGTGTGAAGTCGCATATATCCATGTACAAGTCTATAGAAGACATTGTGTCATTGTTTCCAGACGTGCATGCAAAGGCAGTACAAGAGGGTTTGGATTTATTAAAGGAAGAAAGAACGAATCTAATTAAAGAAATTCAAGCCAATACCCATAATGCTTGGGGGGATGAAGAATTAAATGCAATGGAAACAGGTTTCTTAAAGAAATTGCATAAGACATCAAAACCAAATGTATTTGTCGGGGGAGGAGCAGGAAAACAAGCTACCAGCAATGATGTTCCAGCACTTCCACCATTAGAATAGTTTAATTATAAATAAATTTTAAAAAAAGGAGAAAAATATGAAGACAGTTATTTTGAAACGTTACAACAACGTACAATTTGAAGCCATAGCGAATGAAGCTATCACTCCTGGTTCACTTGTAGAAGTTACAAGTGCTGGAAAAGTAAAGAACCATGCTACGGCTCAAGGCAATGCAATTCCTTATTTTGTAATGGAAGATGCGATTTTGGGGAAAACCATAAATAACAATGTGGCTAAAGATGATTTGGCCAGAGTTATGGTTGCAGGAAGAGGTGATGAAGTAAATGCTATTCTTAACACTTCGCAAACAATAGTTGTAGGTGATTTGCTTGCAAGTGCAGGTAATGGAACACTTGAGAAATTCACTGCAATTAAATGTGATAGTGGTGCAAGTGCAGGAGCAGTAACAACCCCACTACAGGCAGTAGCAGTAGCATTAGAAGCAGTTACAACCACTTCTGCAACAAAGAGAATTAAAGTAAGAATAATCTAAAGAAAGGAGAAGATAAAATGGAAAATACACAATTAGATTTCATAACCCAACAAGGAGTTGAAGGTAGAGTGGCGCAAGCATTACAAAATCTTGCTGATATATCTTTAAAACGTCCATTTCTTCATACAGATGAGAATGGTATAACACGTTCTTACGTATCCGTATATACAGGGGAAAAAGACAAGGACGGAAAAAAAGTTTATAAAGCTGTTGAATTGCAGGCAAATGATAGGGCTACTTTGAGACGTGATGAATGGGTTCAATTTGATGAAGCAGTATTAGCGGTACAACGTTCACGATTGGGAGGTATTGCAGACCTTGAAAGTAGGGGGCTTGTTTATAACCTAAACAATCCAATGGGTACAACCTCATTGTATTGGGAAACTATGTCCGATGGTATGGAGGCTGTAATCTCAATGGACGGAGTTAGTAGAGGTAGTAATGATAGACCTGAATTTGAAGGTCAATCCATTCCAATTCCAATCTTACATTGTGATTTTGAAATAAATGCACGTGAATTAGAAGCGTCCAGACGCCTAAGCAATCCATTAGACACCACAAAGGCAGAGCAAGGAACACGCCGTATTATGGAGACACTTGAAAAGATGTTGTTTTCTACTACTACATTCACAAAAGGGAGCGGAACTATTTACAGTTACGTAAATCACCCAGACAGACAATTAGCAACTGCAACTGCTGCATGGAATGCAAGTGATAAGACTACGGCTTTAATTGTGGATGATGTCTTAGCAATGAAAGGCAAACTCATTGAGAAAGGATTTCACGGTGCTTATGTATTGTATATTCCAACTAAGTATGAAACCTTGATGGATAAAGATTACGATACAACTTCAAATGGCACATCCGACACTTTACGTCAACGTATTTTGAAGATTGAAGGCATTGAGGCAGTTAAAGTGAGTGATTACCTTCCAGATGACAATGTAATATTGGTTCAAATGACATCAGACGTTGTACGCCTTGTAAATGGCTTTAAACCTCAGGTGATAGCTTGGAGTGAAGAAGGCAATATGGTATTTAAGTATAAAGTAATGGCAATCCAAGTTCCACAAATTAGAAGCACCCAAACAGGTCAATGTGGTGTGTGTCATTGGACCAAGGCAGTCGCATAAAAAAGAAAGGAAATAAAATGAAGAAAGTTAAATTCTTAAATTTGCAAAACAAAAAGAATAGTTTGCCTTTGTTGGACGGCAGGGAAATAACAGGTGGAGAAGTCTTCGAGGCTTCTCTATCTGATATTCCAGAGGCTTATAGGGACAGGGTTCAGATTGTTGCAACAATAGAAAATAACGTGGTTGAGGAAAAAGAAGAAAAGGAAAATTCTATTGAAGTAGAGAAACCAGAAATCCCTGAAAAAGTAGAAAAGGAAGAAACTACTGTAACAGAAGAAGTGGAAAACCCTACTGTAACAGAAGAAGTAGAAAAACCTACTGTTGAGGATGTTAAGGAAATGAATTTCACACCTCCATTTAAGAAAGTCCATAAAGGCTTTGGCAAATACGTTGTGTTAGACAGTAAGGGAAATGTAGTTAAGGAAGATGTAACGTCCATTAAGGCTGACCAGATTTTGAAGCAAATGAAAGCAGGAGTGTAAGATTATGCGAGTAACAGGGGAAGAAGTTAAGGGAATAATTGATACTGAATTAAATGTGAACCAAATTCTTTCATATATCACTACCTCAAATGTGTATGTGAACCAAAGGCTTGGAAATGTAGGTCTAAGTGAAGACATTTTAAAACAGATAGAACTTTGGTTTACTGCACATTTAATCGCCTCCACGAAAGAACGGATTAGTAAGAAAGAGGAAGCGGGTTCAGCTAAGGTGGAATATGTTGGGACTTTTGGTATGGGATTAACTTCGACACCTTATGGACAGGCATGTTTAAATCTGGATACCTCAGGGGAATTGGCAAAGGAAGGCAGGTTAAATATTAAATTCATCGTACCAAAGGAATAAAGAATGGCAATACAAGATTTCATAGAAAGAGTGTGTGTTCAGAATGCTATATATTGGCAACCAGAAGGGACTGACGGTTTTGGGAAAACAACATTTTACCCAGCGGTTGATATTCCTTGCCGTTGGGATGATTGCACGGAAAAGATAGTGGATAGACATGGTGTTGAGACTGTCTCCAATGCTCAATTACTTGTTACACAGGATATTGATGTTGCAGGATATTTAAAGTTGGGTAAGGTAAAAGATTTGCAAGAATTTGAGAAATCATTTCCCTTAGGAGTTAAGGGTGTTTTTCCAATAAAAAAAATAGAAAAAACACCTGAATTTAGAAGTACGGACAAATTTGTAAGAATTATATATTTATAGGGAATTATGGCTAATAAGATGATGACATTGAAAGGAATTGAAAGAGCTGTACAAGCCATTCAAAAAGGATTAAATAAACGAGTTGATGAGGTCTCAGAGGCTGGTTTAATCAAGGCTTCCATTCTTATTAGAAATTCAATGGCAAAACAATCACCAATAATCCCTGTAGATTTAGGAAATCTAAATGCCTCGTGGTATGTAATTACAAAAAGAAAAAAAGATGTAAGTGCAAGATTTGTAGAAAATAAAAGAAGTAAGATTAATTTTGCTTCTGACCATTCTGCAGTAACTTCTAATGCGTCCTCTATTGTAGAGACTTCACCCACACCAATACTGATTATGGGCTTCTCAGCTCGTTATGCGATGGCTGTACATGAGGGGGTTTCGGCTAAAGGGAATGCCTTTAAATACAATCTTCCTCAATCAGGGGCTAAATTCTTTGAGACCGCATTGTGGAGAAATAAAGAAAAAATTGTTGAAATAATAGCTAAGGAGGTATCCAATTTATGAACCCTGTAAGTGTAGATATTAAAGATATTTTGGTGAAAGAGTGTGGATTTGTATTTGCACAGGATTTATTTATTTCTGCAATTCCAGCAGAACCTTATAATTGTGTTGTTCTTTATGATACCTCCAATGAAGAGATTCAAAATACCTATGATAATGAGAATTATAGATTCGAAAGCATAATGATATGGGTTCGTGATGTGGATTATGAAAGTGCATACGTAAAGGCAAATAGTATTATTTCCGTCTTAAATAACAGGGCTAATTTCGTGCTAAATGGTTCAAGATATTTATACTGTACCCTGCGTTCAGGCATAAATGGAATTGAAGGCTTTGCTGATACAAATATTTTAACCATGAATTTTGGACTGCAAAGAAAAGCAACCAATGAATTTGATACAGAATATTTAACTTTTGAAAAATTAGTGGATATCTTAAAGGAAGGGGAAAATATAACATTTACAATTACACCAGATAAACATATATATATCAATGGAAGTGCAGGAACACAAAGTAATATTACAAGAAGTGATATTATATGGAATGAATATACTGTTTATATTGGTGTAGCAACAGAGGGAACAGAAGAAGCAGATGAGCAATGGAATATAATGAAACAGATCAGTGATGCAGAAGGGGATGTTGTGTCTTTGCAAACATTCTCCAATGTAGCATGGGCAAATAGATATTTATTGTAAAAAATAAAAAGAATATGGAACAAATTATTATTAAAATCGACAAAGACTTGGAGACAGGTAATCAAACCTTAATTATCAACTTCACAAAAGAAGATGATAACACTGTAATTAGAAAAGTCATCAATTACAATCAAATGACAGAAAAAGACACAAAGTTTATTTCTGATTTAGAAGATTTGATAAATGAAAATTACGGAGGTTAATTATGGCAATTTATAAAGCAATAAGTTCAGGAGATGCTTCCACCTTAGCAATTTGGGAAATTTGGGATGGTGCAGCTTGGGTTGCAGCAACTGCATTGCCTGGTGCTTCTGATGATGTATATACCAACAATAATATCGTAACGATTACAACATCACAATCTTATAATAGTTGGAACAGAAGTTCGGTAGAAGCACCTTACAATATTACACAGGGCGGTCAATTTCAGATTGATGGTGCGAATGAAATTACTTTGACAGGTCAGGTAAATGGGAGCAATGTAACTCAAACTTCGGGCAATCCTCTTTCCGCCTGTGTTAATAGATTAGCTACTCATACGAATACACTTCATAGAGTTGGTGATGATGTGGGTGGTAGTGCTTATCATTGTTATGGTTTTTGGAATGGCAGCACCTACGATATTGATTTAGTCGGAAATCAGCAGGGTGGTAATGCTAGTTCTTATGGTTTTTACAACAATGCAGTAGCAACGTTTACCAATATTGTCGGAAATCAGCAGGGTGGTATTAATGGTACTCATGGTTTTTACAACAATGCAGTAGCAACGTTTACCAGTATTGTCGGTAATCAGCAGGGTAGTAGTGGTAATTATTCTCATGGTTTTTACAACAATGCAGCAGCAACGTTTACCAGTATTGTCGGAAATCAGCAGGGTGGTGGTAGTACTTCTCATGGTTTTTACAACAGTGGAGCAGGTTCGATAATTACATTTAAGAATAGTTTTCAAAAAACAGGAGTATGTCAAGCAGTTTACAATGATGGGAACAGCACGACAATAAAATTCATAAATTGCAGAGCTTACGCAAATAGTATTTTGAATACTAAAAGCACAACGACAATCAATTTTCAAGGTATCACCTACAACGACTCACAGAATGGAACGATGGCAATAAGGAGCTTAGGGACTGTGAACTTTGATTTGTCAGTTTTCTATATTGGACTTACGCCAACTTATACTGACATTGCGTTGTACCCTGCCAGTACATTGGAAAATCCACCAGCAACAACAGATGTGCGAAGCGGTGTTGTTTATGGAATTGGAGATGCTTACGAAGGAACTCTTGCAGTACCACCACCTGAAAGTGTAGTTAAGAATGTACCAGTTGATGATACGGTTGGAACTTGGGCTTTTGATGATGATTTAATTTTAAGGCTAAAAAAATGCTCTACAACAGAAGAAGTAGATATGGAACTAATTAAAACGAAATTACAGGCTATACAAGAGGATACAACGAATATGCCTGAAAATGTTACAACACAATTAAAACAGGACGTTTTAGGGCAACGTTTAAGTAAGGTTGCTACATTAGAAGAATTAATGGGAATATTAACAAGTTTATTAAAATAATAAAATAGAAAGGAGAAATAATTATGAGTAATCAACAACCATTCGTGGGAAAAGGAACAGTATTTTATAGAATGAATGAAGCCACCCAGACATGGCAGGCAATTAGTAGAATTATGTCTATTGAGGGATTGGACAGCACCCAAGACACCGTAGATGTAACTACATTAGATAGTGAGGGTGGTTATCGTGAACATATCGGAGGTTTGCGTGATGCTGGGACACTTTCATTGCCAATGGCATTCCGCAAGGACACAT